TGATGCATAAACCTATAACATGCACAGGCCTCACCCCATTGTCGTAATATAATTTCGTGCTGATCATTCCATACAATTTTTTCTTTTACCATTGTATATTAGATATGAATATTATATTTATGATTCATGTCGTATTTTTATTGGCTATTTTAATAGTGCCATTCACCAATAATAAACGAAACCTAGAATTTTACTCGATGGTTATCCCCTTTATTTTTTACCATTGGTCGGTGAATGACGATACATGTGCATTGACCCAAGCGGAGATGATGGTTACGGGTAAACACAAAGATGAGACCTTTATGGGTAGGTTAGTGGGTCCAATTTACAAAATGGAGGAAAACCAGGTCAACAATATGACAAAGACTATGTTTTTCGTTCTTTGGGCATTTGTTCAGTACAGACTTGGACATTTTGATTTATTTTTTGAAGACGTAAAAGAAATACTTAAAGGAAAAAAAGTAAAGTAAAGTAATATGGATACAAAACTTAGAGCAGAAATTAAAAAACTTATTTATACTCGTGACTTGTATCACGCAAATTATGTTGAAGAATTTGAAGATTTCGAAGAAAAAATAAGAAGGCTGAGTGTACAGATTGATAAATCTGATTCCGAAGTTAAGAAGCAAATCCTTAATAAACAGAAATTATATTATGAGAGACAAATTGAAAAAATTGATAAAAATTTGGAACATACGACAAATGTGATTAATGGTAAAATTGATTACTTTGAAGAACAGCTTCAAAATATGGAAAAGGAAAAACATTCTCTCGGGTACAATGTCGAAAAACTTAAAAAAGCACTCGAGAGACGCAATACTAATGAAATTTTTGATATGTTTGAATACGTTACAAACGCGATTGTTATTCTAAATGAAGATCTAAAATCTATTTCTTCGAAAGCAGGTGAACCTGTTTAATGAAGTTCTTATTGCGTCTAATTTTTGGATCAGCGGCGATGAGACGGAGAAGGGCCGCCGTTGGTATTTTTGGGCTATTACCTGAAGGCTTAGGAGTTTTCTTTAATTTCTTCTTAGCGTTCTGGAGTTGTTTAGTAGTTGGCATTATACTATACATTGGTAAAATTTTTCCTCACCTATAAGTATATGAAGAACAGACAAAAGATTCAAATAATGACTCTGACTCTTGTTATACTTGTGGGAATATTAGGCTACATGTTCTACAACCCCAAAGTTGTTGAGATTCCAGTGGAAGTGGCTGTTCCGGTTCAGACACGACCGGTTCAGACACGTCGTCCACCCGTCAGGGAACCTGAATTTAGGGGTCCACCTATTAAACAATACAAGCCTGGTCACATGCAACAGATGGGTATCCTAATGGGACCCGATGGAGAGACCCTACCCCTTTACGGTAAGGAGGTACGCGGACGCCGTGATAGGTATCATTATTATACTACGACTGGTGGTGACAATCTCTATCCTGTTTCAGTGTCACATAACGCGAGAGATTGTATGGAAGACATTGGATGCCAAGAGCTATACGGAAATGAAACAGTCACCGTATTGGGTAAGACTGGTTCATTTGAGGTTAATATGTATCGCACTGATGATTTCTTTTAAGCTGCGGGTTCCTCAACGGGTTCCTCAGCGGGTGTGGCCTGCTTAACACGTTTCTGTACGTCATTTATAAGTGAACTCGTTTGACTAGAAGAACAGCATGCCGAAAGAGCACAAGCTGCTAATATAGGGGGTGATTTTACGGGTATCTTCATCATACCCATAAGGCCCATCACTGAACAAATTAAACATGCGATTGTGAAACCGAGTTGAGTATTACCCATTGGTTCACCTGACGTCTTAAACAGATTTCCAAGCATCTTTATTATACATCAACAAAAATTATTTTGTAGACTATCATATTCTCTAGTTAGAAAACCAGTATTCCCAGATATTCTCGCCTTCACCCTTAAAAGTTCAATCACCGTGTCATCATCGAGATGTTTAAGAAAATCCACCTTCGCCTCGATGTCGTCAAGTTGATGAGACTCCTTTTTACTCTGTACGTACGGCCACGTATGTTTTCGTAATGACGCGAGTTCTTCCTCGAGTTTACGAATTCTCGGAAGAAGAATCTTATGAATTAACACCTTAAGCTGGTGTGCTTCACTCATAATACCGTAAGTGCGTTTTTTATCTTTATACACAATAAGATGTCACTCCCACAAGGTAAGCGTGAATTTATAAGAAAGTTAGTAGCGGGTTTAGATAATCTAATGGAAATTACACAAATTGCAAATCAAATTGGGATTAGCCCAAGAAACGAAATAGAAGAATTTATAAAAAAACATTTTCTTTTTCAAACTGATACGGGTGAATATAGTGTAAACAAAGTTGCATTCCGTATGGGTGTCCAATCCCTAGATTTTGATATATTATCCAAAGTATTGATGCATCTAGATAAAGTAAAAATTAAACTTAAAAATGTATTTGATAGGGCGAATGTAAATCCACTTTATTTTGATCAGGAAGGTATGTTATACGCCAGACTTATTGAAACGGGTGATCTGAAAACTTTTCTTGATCTAATTTTATATTGATTTAATAATCTCAACCAAGAGTAGATGCAGTATCTTGAATTAAAAAACAAAGCCAAGAAGCAAGGTCTTCGGGTGACCAAAACTGTCAAGGGTAAACGTGTAAAGCTCTCAGCTAAGGAACTTCGTACCAAAATTAGGATGAACTTTGATAACAGTGTGAAAAATGCACAGAAAGTTATCAGAGTGTGTCAAACTATAGTTGCTCCAACCGTGGTTCGTGCGGGTATTCCTCCCCCACCACCACCTCCTCCTCCACCACCCCAACGACGACCGGTCGTGAACGCTCGACGCGCGAAACTCATGGCCGAACTGAAAAATGTCCTTAAGAAGAAGGGAATGGCGGCCTAAAAGATATCAACTTCACAACCACCTGGGCGACTTGGATCGCAATCTCCGGTGTCAATTGTAATCTCATTTCCAGTTTCCTTCGTAACTTCAAACGAGTGGACGCTTGTACACTTTTGGTCGGATGGACCTCCGAGTGTTAGTTTGACACCACCCTTATCCACCTTTGAATACGTGATGACTTTAAAACCTTTTGGTACGATGATAGATTTAAAAGGAGTTTTAACGGAGGATTCGACATTTTCTTTGAACTCGAAGGATTTACCTTTATAGTCGCATTCCAAGTACATGGTAACGTAGGGTGATGCTTGATTTTCGGCGATGATTTCCTCTTTCCTATTATTTTCCTTTTCCTGTAAGAAGAAATAGATTCCGCCTCCCACTGAACTCATGAGAGATGAGAAGGCACAGGCCATAAGAACTAAATCACCCATATTATAATCTGCATACATTATAATATGGCCGCCATTGCTGTCGGTCTCCTCGCTCTTTGCTGCTGCTCTTCTTTTTCCGCTGCGGGTGGCTGGTTTGGTGGGTTTATCCCAGGGACCGAACCCCATTTCAAAAAGGAAATGAAAGCTACAGAATGGAAGAAGCTTATCGATGAGATGAAGGTCATGAACAAAAAGAATAAGGAAAAAACGAAGGAATTCGAAAAGGGTGGTCCGGATGGCGCGGATTTATCTGCGGAAGAACGCCAAGAATTGATGGATGTGTTGAAAAAACACATGCAGGAACTTCGTGATTCCGATACGTGTAAGAAGGTAAATGAATTGTTCGATGGTACTCGAGAAAATAACAAGTACAAGGATACCCTATCTGCTTACCCGGATGATATCATTACACTTGGTGGTTCAAAACGTAAACATGAGGTATGGGAAAGTGCGATTGGATTAGACGACGACTTTCCGAAACATGAGTTTGATGGTGCTTTGGCATTGTGTATAGCGACTGATGAGGAATTTCAAGAGTTCAAAGAAAGGTAATTCCAAACCTCTTAGACATAAATTTCTCAACACCCTGAAACGTAGGAAAACTCCAGAGGTACCAACGGGACCAAAAACCAGCCCCGTCGATACCACTCATCTTCCAATTCTCTTTGTCGCTCCGATCGATATTTAACATTTTTGTTTGGATCTTCTTAGGATCTCGTTCTTCTATGGTTTGTCTGGGTACATGACCCCCATGGCGTAACACATAGGAACGCATACGTGAAGGATTCTTGTGTTTGGTGTAGTCGGAATATCCACTGGCACCAAAGTCAACAGTCC